TTCAACAGCTGATTGATAAAAACTAGAGGACAAAAAAATGGCTACTACTTTTACTTGGACATTTGATCCACTTGAAACTGCTACAGAAGGTGATCTCACAGATGTAGTAAAGACTGTGCACTGGAGAATTACTGGTGTTACAGATGACGATGAACCTGTTTCTGGTACAGTTTATGGTTCAATTTCTACTGGTGATGCAGATTCGGATTCCTTCACAGCGTTTGCCGATCTAACGGAAGCAGATGTTAAAGGTTGGGTTCTCGCAAACCTAGCAGAGGGAGAGGAGACTGCTAGTGAGGCAGAGACTCGATATCAAACGCAAGTACAAATTCAAATTGATGGTCAGAAAACTCCAGCTGTAGAATCTAAGTCTCCTCCTTGGGCATAATATAAAGGTAAGAGAGTATGGCTACTACAAGAGATTTTAGACTAGCGCTATTGTTAGATAACAACGGATTGACAGTTCCTGTCAATTCTGACGTTACTCTTGATGGCAATACTCTTTTTATCGATGCAAGTACCGATAGAGTTGGTATTGGGACGAGCAGCCCTGATCGCCTCTTTCATCTTGCAGACACAGAGCCGACTGTTGTTTTTGACAAAACAAATGAAGGCGTAGATGAAAAGAAGTGGCGAATTTACCAGAACAGTGCGTCCCTTCAGATAAACACGGTCAACGATGCTTTTAATGCGGCTGATGTTAGTCTGGCGATTGATCGAACGGGCAATTTAACAACCCAACACCGCTTTTTCGCCAGTGGCTCTCACCGAATAACCATAGACGGTTCAGGCTTGTCCGCGTCCAACGCCGCTGGTCCAGCCCTGTTGAACGAGGCTGCGTCATTAACAAATCCCACGCTCGTCCCCAATCGGGCCGACACAGACACGGGCATAGGCTGGGTATCTGCTGACATTGGTTCGCTGGTTGCTGGTGGTAGCGAAGTTCTGCGTTTTCAGTCTGGTATTGTTGCCTCTGTTGGCACCGACCCGAAGTTCTATTTGAGTGACACAGGCGGTGGCACCGCTGGTGATTGGTCCATATGGAATACGGACGACAGTTTCCGCATCCGCGATGAAAACACGGGGGCTGATCGGGTCATCGTGGACAGCAGCGGCAAAGTCGGTATTGGTACCTCGGCACCTGAAAATCCAATGACAATACAGGATATTGGCGGGTCTACATTCAACAGAGACTTTTCAATTCGAAACGGGGACGCAACAAACTACCATAGATTGATCCTCGGGTATAACGCTGGGTCAGTAGCTTCTGGTGTACCTGCAAATGCCCAGTTCTTGTTGGCTGAAAAAGGCGGAGGATACGGCACGAGTGGTGGTCTGGTTGTTGGCAACAGCGATAACGCACCTGTAATTTTCACGACTAATGCCACAGAACGTATGCGCATCGACAGCAGCGGCAACGTCACAACCACAGGAGATATGTTCATCGACCGCGATGGCGGTACAGTCGCAGCATGGCTCAACATCGACGCCACAAATGGATACCAGACAGGCGTTCGTCTTCTAACCGCTGGCGTCAAGCGTTGGGAGATTGGAACGCACGAAGCATCTGCCTTAGAGGATTTTGTTCTTCGCAGTTACAACGATGCTGGCGGCGGTGTCATCGAGACGATGTATATCACGCGCTCAAACAGCGCAGTGTCGTTCGTAGGGTCTGTGTCATTGGCTAGTGCCTTTACAGCAGAGACAAATTATTTTTACGCGGCCAATCCTAACGGCCCAATGATCATGCAGGAAGCGGCGTCATCCACAAATCCGACGCTGGTGCCAAATCGCCAAGACACAGACACGGGTATCGGTTGGAACGCGGCAGACGAACTTTCTGTTATTGCGGGAGGTACTGAGGTCGGTCGCTGGTTTAACAGCGGGTTGCTGATGTACGGACAACTTCGTGTACCTGACGGTACGTTCGGTTCTGGAGGGCTTGTATTTTATAATGATCTTGACACAGGGATTTACCGTCCTGCGGCGGACAGTATTGCGTTTGCAACAGGCGGCGATGGGCGCTTAACCATCAGCACAACCGAAATCACCTCTGGATTGAAAATAAGTGTAACAACGGCCACCGGCCCCGCCCTGATGAACGAGGCGGCTAGCGCGACAAACCCGACGCTGGTTCCAAACAGGGCAGCACCTACTTACGGCATAGGGGCAGCAAGCGCCACGGCCATGTCCTTGATAGGTGGGGGCGTAGAAGTTCTACGATGGAACAGCACGACATTATTGGCGCAAGTCCCGTTACAAAACAAATCATACACGGTAGCGGGGCTACCTGCTGGTGGGCCTGGGGCAACAGTCTACGCCAGTGATGGACGAAAAGCAGGAGAAGGTCCGGGCGCAGGCACTGGCGTTCTTGTATTTAACGATGGAGCAAACTGGATTGCGTGCGATACCGGCGCAACCGTAGCAGCATAAAGGAGTAACTAAAAATGCCAGTAACCTATTCATGGAATATCAATTCTATCGCAGTCAGCCCTGATCCCGTCGATGGGTCGGATGATGTGATCGTCCAGATCAGCGCGTCTCGCGTTGCGACGGATGGTGATAACACAGTGCAGGACGCTCGCGTTATCACATGGTCGCCTGCTGACCTTAGTGGCCCATTCACCCCGCTTGCTGATGTTACAGAGGCAGACGTGATTGGTTGGGTGGAAGCATCCGAAGCAATTAACGGTGTCGTTGAGGACGAAGATGGCAACACCACAACGTCACTTGACCGCACGGACGCTGACCTTGCTGAGCAGCTCGAGAACGCTGTTGCTGCACCCGAAGCGGCACCGTTGCCGTGGGCAAAGGTAGCCTAATGGAAAAGCGTATCGTTGATAGCGCGCTTGCATTTCTTGTAATATAAATACTTAAAACGATAGGATAATGCTATGGCGCAACCAACAACAAAAGATCAGTTTAAGGAATGGTGCCTTCGCAAGCTAGGTAAACCAGTTATTGAGATCAATGTTGACGATGATCAGATTGATGATCGCGTTGAAGAATCGTTATCTTATTACTGGGATTATCATTTTGATGGCGCAGAAAGAACATTCTTAAAACACGTTGTGACGGCAGACGATAAAACTAATAAGTATATTCCTGTTGCAGAAAATATTATTGGTGTTGTTAATCTATTTGATATTGGTGATGCACTATCCGTCAATAATCTTTTCAATATTCGCTATCAGTTTGCTTTGAATGATATTTACGATATGAGTAATTATTCACTGCAGCATTATATGATGGCAATGCAGAATATCCAGTTTATTGAAGAGCTTCTTGTAGGCAAGCAGCCAATAAGATATAATAGACATGTCAACAGGCTACATATCGATATGGACTGGGCAAGAGTTAATGTTGGTGACTATATTGTTGCTGAGTGTTATCAAATTGTGGACCCAGATGTATATACTAATGTGTGGAAAGATCGCTGGTTACAAAATTACGCTACCGCTAAAATTAAGTATCAGTGGGGTTCAAACCTCACTAAATTCACAGCAATGCAGCTACCAGGAGGTGTGACCTTCAACGGCGAGCAGATTCTCCAAGATGCTCTAGCTGAAATTCAAAGATTGGAAGAGGAGATGATCAGTTCATACTCGCTTCCAGTTACGGATATGACAGGATAAGATTGTGGCTACAAATGTATTCTTCAATAACTATGGCGCATCACAAGAACAGTATTTGATTGAAGATTTAATTATTGAATCAATCAAAATGTATGGTCAGGATGTATATTACATCAACCGTACTCTTGGTGCCGAAGATAGAATTCTGAGGGAGGATGATCTTCCAACCTTTGATGCTGCCTATCAGATGGAGATGTATATTAAGAATATTGATGGATTTGAAGGAGATGGTGACTTCCTATCTAAGTTTGGTCTTGAAATTAGAGATGAGATCACCTTTACTCTTGCTCGTAGAATATTTGAGCAAGAAGTTACGCTAAACGAGACTAAAAACAATCCATATGTGGGAGATCTTATTTACTTCCCATTGAATAATAAGATTTTTGAGATTAAATTTGTTGAGCATGAGTCTATTTTCTATCAGATGGGCGCTCTTCAAGTTTACGACATCCGTTGCGATCTATTTGAATATTCTGGTGAGAAATTTAGCACAGGTATCACAGATATTGACACCAAGTTCAATCAGATCGTATTTACAAGTAATGATGCAATTGCTAACGTCGAGTCTGTTGACACACTTGCTCGTAACTTTAGTATTGAGAGTGAAGCTGACGGAATTATTGACTTCTCTGAGGCGGATCCGTTCTCTGAAGGAGGTAGGTGGTAATGTTTGGCCAAGAGTTTTATCATGGTACGATGAGACGTTATGTCATCATCTTCGGCACTCTTTTTAATGAGATTATCATTTCAAGAGATGACAATTCTGGTGTGCAGAAGAAGAGATTTACTGTACCAATCTCATATGGTCCAATGCAAAAGTTTTTAGCAATGATTCAATCCAATCCTAATTTGAATCAGCCGCAAGCTATAACTCTTCCAAGAATGTCTTTTGAAATCACAAACGTCAGCTATGATCCAGAGCGTAGATTGACTGCTCTTGTTCGTAATACAAGAACAATTCCAACTAATGATAGTGCTTTATACCAAAACTATGCGCCAGCGCCATACAATATTGACTTCACGCTGACAATTATGTCAAAGTATTCTGAAGATGGAACCAAAATCCTCGAGCAGATCCTTCCGTACTTCAAACCAGAATGGACAACATCAGTTAAGCTAGTCGATGATATTCCTGACTATTATGACGTTCCTACAATTCTCACAAGTGTTTCTAATGAAGAAGTTTATGAGGGATCGTTCCAGGAACGTCAGGTGAGCATGTGGACTCTTACATTCACAATGAAGGGTTATTTCTTCGGTCCAGTAACAACCAAGAAGATCATCAAGTTTGCCAATACGAGTATCTTTACCGACCTTGCAAATGGTCAGTATTCCACTACTCCATCTGAAAGAATCAGAATATATCCTGGTCTATTGGCTAATGGTGATCCAGCAAACTACACCTCTGAACAAACAATCCAAGCTACAGCCACAGCAAGTATTAGTGGCGGTAGTCTATCCTCTATTACGATTGTAAATAGTGGTCTTGGTTATAATGGTGCTACAGTTACGGTCAGCAATCCAGATACTGGAAGCAATACGGCAACAGCAGTTGCTAATGTGCAGAGCGATTATATTCAAGATATTGTTATCACAAGTGGTGGTTCTGGTTATAATTCAGCTCCGACAATTACAATTTCAAGCCCAGATGACGTTTCTATTGATTATGCAAACGTAAATATTAGTGATGATTGGGATTATGTGGTGGTGATTGATAGCATCGGAGATCTGTAACATGGAAGATGTGATCAGTAAATCTCTTGGTTTAGAACCAGTTGAAAAGCCAGAAGTTGAAGTCCTTGCACCTCAAACAGATGATGTTCACAATGATTTTAAATATACCAGAGAAAACCTATACTCTGTAATTGAACAGGGCAATAAAGCACTTGAGGATATGATTGACGTTGCTCGCGCTTCTGAACACCCTCGCGCATATGAAGTTGTTGGCACGTTGATGAAAACTCTAGTCGACGCCAATAAGGACTTGTTAGATCTTTCTAAAAAGAAAAAAGACCTTCAGAAGACCGATGAAAAGGATATGCCTCAAACCGTGAATAATAATCTGATCCTATCTACGGCAGATTTACAGAAAATGATTGAGAATGCGAAAGATGGATAAAGGCTATCTCGGCAACATCAATTTAAAGCGAAAAAATACAGCGATTGAATGGGACCAAGACAAGGTTCAAGAATTTATTCGTTGTAGTCAAGATATTAAGTACTTCGCTCAAAAATATATCAAAATTGTACACGTTGATAGAGGATTGATTCCTATCGATCTTTACCCATATCAGAGTCAGATTATAGAATTGACGACTGATTACCGTAGAGTCGCAGTCAATACATCTAGACAGGCAGGTAAGACAACTACAGCTGTTGTAATATTATTACACTACGTATTGTTCAATAGTCACAAAACTGTTGCTCTGCTGGCAAATAAGGGCGATGCAGCAAGAGAGATCCTTGACAGAATCAAGCTCGCTTTTGAAGCTCTACCAAAATGGATGCAGCAGGGTGTACTAGAATGGAATAAAGGATCTGTTGAGTTTGAGAACGGGTGCAAGATTATTGCTGCTGCAACCTCATCCTCTGCTATTCGTGGTAAGTCTATCTCGTTCCTGTATATTGATGAGACAGCATTCGTTGAAAACTGGGACGAGTTTTTCGCATCTGTATTTCCTACTATTTCTTCTGGTGAAACAACTAAGATCCTATTCACTTCTACACCGAATGGGTTGAATCATTTCTATAAGACGTGTGAGGGAGCTAAAGAGGGTACAAACGGTTATCAGTATGTTGAAGTACCGTGGTGGGAGGTTCCTGGTCGAGGAGAAGAGTGGAAGAAAGAAACACTTGCAGCCATGGATTTTAACCAACAAAAGTTTTCCCAAGAGTTTTGTTGTGAATTTTTAGGTAGCTCAGGCACTCTTATTGAAGGTAATAAACTTAAAGCACTTGTTTTTAGGCAGCCGATTCAATCATCTCAAGGTATGTTTGCGTATGAAAACCCCATTAAAGATCACTCATATGTGTGTATAGCCGACGTTTCTAGAGGTAAGGGTTTAGATTATTCGGCGTTCCACATTATAGATGTTACAAAAATGCCTTATAAACAAGTTTGTGTATTCAGAGATAACTACACAACTCCAGTAGAGTATGCGGAAATATTACATAGATTTAGCACTCATTACAATGAAGCATCTTGTTTGATTGAAATTAATGATATTGGAGAACAAGTTTCTGATCTATTATATTATGATTATGAGTATGAGAATATTCTATCCACTATGTCGCGTGGACGAGCAGGAAAGCAGATATCTACTGGGTTTTCTAAAGGAGCTGACAGGGGAATCAGAACCACTAAGTCTGTAAAGGCATTAGGTTGCTCCGTTTTAAAAATGTTAGTGGAACAAGATCAGCTTATTGTAAACGATTTTGAGACGATTAATGAACTATCAACTTTTTCTAAAAGAGGCAGTTCATATGAAGCTGAACCAGGGTGCCATGATGATCTTGCTATGGGTCTCGTATTATTTTCATGGCTATCCAGTCAGCAATATTTCAGAGATATAACAGACATAAATACACTATCGAAATTAAGAGAGCGAACAGAAGAACAATTAATGGAAGACCTTCTCCCATTTGGAGTCCATAACGATGGTAATGAACCTGAAGAAGCAATAATTCACGTAGACAGGGGCGATAATGCTTGGCTGGTAAATGACGGCTAAATCTAATAAATTATAAATATAACAAAATAAACTTCAAAATTACCTTTGTATGAGGAGACATAACATGCCATTCCAAGTCAGTCCTGGGGTTAATGTATCAGAAATTGACCTATCTACTGTCGTCCCCGCAGTATCTACTACAGAGGGCGCTCTCGTCGGCGTCTTTCAGCGTGGACCAGTAAATCAACGAATTCTAATCACAAGTGAAGCTAATCTTGTCGCGCGTTTTGGTAAGCCAACGGCAGATAACTATGAAACATGGTTCACTGCTGCTAACTTCCTAGCATATGGTAATAAGCTATATGTAACTCGTGTTGTTAGTGATGCGACAATGAATGCTGGCGATCAGGGTAACGCTGGTTTCATTGAAACTCGCTCGGATGCAGAAGCCATTACAGTTACAACGACTTTCGTTGCTCAAGATACAGGCGCCATCGGCAACCAGCTTATGGTTTCAGTGTGTTACGATTCAGCTGATTTCTCTGAATCAATCACACTCAATAGTGGGCTTCAGGTTGGCAACACAACCGTAGTTGTTGCTAACACTCAGGTTGAGAACACAGAGCTTCAGGTCAACGATATTCTTCGTGTTGGTAATAGCTCAGTTGGTTTCCAAGACCTAACTGTAACAGCTGTTACTGCAACAAATAGTGAAATCTACACTCTATCATTTACGCCAGCATACAATCTTGCTGACACTTCTCCAACGAGCGCAACTCGTTATTGGAGATATTACAACAATGTTGATGGTGCTCCAGGCGCTGCAAACTCTCATATTGTTGTCGTTGATGAAAATGGTGGTATTAGTGGTATTGCCAATACTATTCTTGAAGTTTACGCAGACGTAAGTCGCACATCATCAGCTAAGGATGATGAGGGCAATAACATTTACTATCGGGATGTTATCAACGAGAGTTCAAATTATATTTGGGCAACTGGCGTAGCCCTTTCTGATACCGCTGACAACTATCTTTCATTGAGTGGTGGTTGGAATGGCGTTACGGAAACTAATGTTCCTATCGGTAAGCTAGCTAGAGGCGCTGATCTCTACAAGTCGGCTGAGAATGTTGACATCTCTCTGTTCCTCACTGGTAAATCAGGTGATACACCAACTTACGCAAACTATCTTATCGATAATATTGCTGAAACTCGTAAGGATTGCGTCGTATTCGTATCCCCAGCGAGAGGCGATGTTGTTGAGCAGTCTTTCGGCGCTGAGCTCGATCAGGTTCTTACCTTTGAAGGCAACTTAACTCAGTCATCTTATGCTTTCCTAGACTCTGGTTATAAGTACCAGTATGACAAATATAACGATGTATATCGTTATGTTCCACTGAACGGTGACATGGCTGGTCTATGTGTCCGCACAGACGAGCTAAGAGACGCTTGGTGGTCACCAGCTGGTTATAATCGTGGTATTATTAAGAATGTTGTCAAGCTAGCTTGGAATCCAGACAAAGGTAACAGAGATCAGCTCTATAAAGCTGGTGTCAACCCAGTTATTACACAGCCAGGTCAAGGAACACTACTCTTTGGTGACAAGACATTGCTTGCTCGCCCAAGTGCCTTTGATCGTATCAACGTTCGTCGCCTATTCATCGTACTCGAAAAGGCAATTGCAACTGCTTCTAAGTTCACTCTATTCGAGTTCAACGATGCATTTACACGCGCTCAGTTCCGTAACCTAGTCGAGCCATTCCTCAGGGATGTACAGGGTCGCAGAGGTATCTACGACTTCCGAGTTGTTTGTGACGAAACAAATAACACAGGCGAAGTTATTGATAGAAATGAGTTCGTTGGTGACATCTACATTAAGCCAGCGAAGTCAATTAACTTCATTCAGCTTAACTTTGTTGCTGTTAGAACTGGTGTTGAGTTTGAAGAGATTGTGGGCAAATTCTAATATCTTGATATAAATATTGCAAAGAATATAACAAGGAGTATATCTAAATGGCTTTCAATGTACAGGAAATTAGAAGCCAACTTGTTGGAGGTGGTGCCCGTCCTTCTCTCTTCCAGGTTACGCTTCAAAACCCAGTGAACGCTGAGGCTGATCTAAAGTCCACCTTCATGGTGCAGGCAGCTCAGATTCCAGCGTCTACAATGGGTATTATCGAGGTTCCTTACTTCGGTCGTAAAGTTAAAATTGCTGGTGATAGAACATTCGCTGAATGGACTGTCACGGTGATCAATGATGAGGACTTCCTCATCCGCAATGCTCTAGAGCAGTGGTCAAACGCTATCAATACACACGAAACAAATGTTCGTGCTACTGGTGGATCTTCTCCTCTACTCTATAAAGCACAAGCTCAGGTTGTTCAGTATGGTAAGGCTGGCGGGATTCTTCGCGAGTATACATTCCAAGGTATGTTCCCATCTGAGGTTGGGGCTATTGAGCTTGACTGGAATACGACTGATACAATTGAAACATTCCCTGTGACCTTCCAGTATGACTGGTGGGAAGTGTCTGGCGGCTCTACTGGCAACGGCACACCACAGTAATAAATAGATTTACGGGGTTGAGAACCAGCCCCGATATCTATAAGGGATTAAAATATGGCTGAACTTTTTGGATTTGAAATCCGTAGAAAAAACGAAGATGACGATAAAACGCCATCATTTGCCCCTCCAGTAAATGACGATGGGGCTGTTATCGTATCTGCGGGTGGTGCATATGGAACTTACGTTGACCTTGAAGGGTCAGCTAAGAATGAAGCGGAACTAGTAACAAAATATCGTAACATGGTACAGCAGCCCGAGATTCAGAGGGCTCTTGAGGATATTGTTAACGAAGCAGTCGTATCTAGTGCTGAAGAAAAGATCGTCGAATGTGTAACAGACGATATTGATCAACCGGATACAATTAAGAAAAGAATTCGTGAAGAGTTTGATGAAGTACTTAGACTTCTTGATTTCTCAAATATTGGTTATGATGTATTTCAGCGTTGGTATGTTGATGGCAGATTATACTATCATGCAATTATCGACGAATCAAAAGTAAGAGATGGTATTAAAGAACTCAGATATGTTGATCCACGAAAGATTCGTAAGATCAAAGAGGTTAGTAAAAAAACAGAGAAAAACGTTACCACTCAAGTAACGAAGGCTGAGTACTATCTCTACAACGACAAAGGGTTTAATACTGCTAACTCAGCAGTCACTGGTGCTATTGATGGTGGCACTCGTGGTCTCAAGATTGCTAAGGACTCAGTTATTCACTGTACATCTGGCATTCTAAACGAGACAAATTCTATTGTTCTTTCGCATCTTCACAAAGCAATTAAGCCACTTAACCAGCTTCGTATGCTAGAAGATGCTGCTGTAATTTATCGTATCTCGCGTGCACCAGAGCGTCGTATTTTCTATATTGACGTAGGCAACCTTCCAAAGATGAAGGCAGAGCAATATCTACGAGATATGATGACAAAGCATAAGAATCGTCTTGTCTATGATGCAACTACTGGTGAAGTCAGAGACGACCGTAAGTTTATGACCATGCTTGAGGATTTCTGGCTCCCACGCCGTGAAGGTGGCAAAGGCACTGAAATCACAACTCTTCCAGGTGGTCAGAATCTCGGTGAAATGGATGACATAATCTATTTCCAGAAAAAACTTTATCAAGCTCTTAATGTTCCTGTCTCAAGACTTGAGCCAGAGAATGGTTTTTCGCTTGGTAGAACATCTGAGATTACAAGAGATGAGATTAAGTTCGCCAGATTCATTTCTAGAATGCGCAATCGTTTCTCAATGCTGTTTGATAAAGTGCTTGAAAAACAATTGATTCTAAAGGGTGTTATTACACCAGAGGATTGGGGAGATATTCAAGCCAACATTAGATACGACTTTATGAAAGACAACCACTTTGAAGAGTTGAAGAATACAGAAATCCTTCAAAATCGTCTTCAAGTTGTTCGTGACATTGATGAGTATGTTGGTAAGTATTACTCTCGAGATTGGGTTCGTAAAAACGTACTCCAGCAAAGTGAAGATGACGTCAAAGAGATTGACGATCAAATTGCGCAAGAAGGCGAAGGTGAAGAAGATCAAATGGGCGACGAACCACCTGCTTTTGGTGAGCCAGAAGCAAATAACACACCCGATGAGCAATAAAATATTATTTTTTATAAATATAAGGAGTTAAATTATGCCAGAATATTCAGTACTTGACTTGCTAAAGTTTTCCAATGAAGGGAAGCCACAGGATTTTAAAACTGCATTTGATGATGTAATGCAAGATAGAATTTCTAATGCTATCGATGTAAGACGTGATGCAGTCACCGACCAGATGTTTAACGGCGCTGAAGAAGAAGAAGTTGAAGTTGAAGCAGAGGCTGAACTAGATGCCGATGCTGAAATTGAAATTGAAGACGAAGACTTCGATGTAGATGATGGTAGCTACGAGGCGGTGGAAAAGGAATAATAAACTTTAACAGAGGAAGATAACATGCGCTCTTTCAAAAACTTTATTTCAGAGAAAGTTGAGCCAGCTCGCGGCATTAAGCCAAAAGCAGGTGATGAAGCTAAGTTCATGGATAAGCACGTTGTTGATGTGAGAGACGATCCACATAACGACAAGGAAACCAAGGACGGTATCAAAAATTCTCCAGCTAAGAAGAAGCGCATGGCTGATAACGACCAGGCGTCTGCTGAGGCTGCATATGAAGAAATGGATCCTGTTGGTAAAGAGGACGATGACGTTGACAACGATGGTGACTCCGACGAGTCTGATGAATATCTAAAGAAGCGTCGTAAAGCTATTTCCAAGTCCATTTCTAAAGAAGGAGCACAGAAGCCATATGTTTCATCTGATCGTGATGGCAAACATGTTATGAATAGTTCTGGAAAAGTTGATAAAACATTCTCCGATATGAATTCAGCAAATACTTACTTGAAAAAGCATTACAATAGATTGATGAAAGAAGATACCGATGACAATCCAGCTAACCGCTGGCATCTTTGCGCTAAGCAGGTCGTTCATGAGACATGGGGTGAAGGTGTGTGCATTGAGACTCAACATGCTGATCCAGACATGGAAGGTAATGTTGATTGGTATGACGTAATGTTTGGGCATGGTGTCGAAACAAAAGTTTCTATTTCCGAGCTCAAGGTTACGAAATCAGAAGACCATGTTCATTCAAGTTATAAAATGAAAAAGAAAAAAATGAATGAAATGTCTGATGCGCAAATGAAAAAGCGTGAAGAAATTGTAAAGTCAATGAAGGACAAGACAGCAGACTTTAAGAAGCGTTATGGTGATCAGTGGAAAAGCGTAATGTACGCTACTGCTACAAAGCAGGCAATGAAGGAAGAAGTTGAAGTTGATGAAGTTTATGAAGCAGCTGGCAAACTTTCACGAAAAGATGAAAAAGCATTAGAAAACTATATGAAGAAGTTCGCGGCAACATTATCCCCAGAAGACAAAGCAAAGATTGCAAAAGATCCTAAAGCATCTGCGGATTTCTTTTTCAGCATCTTCAAACAAGTTGCGTCTGAACCAGGTACTTTAAGGTTTGCTTCAAGAGGCGTTACAAAAAAAGAACTCAATAGACTAGAAGATCGTAACGAACATGGTATGGTTGCACTGAAACTAGCGCAGTCTTATGGTACTGCTGCTGAAGTAAAAAAAGTTCAAGATATTAACAAGAGACACAATAAAAAAGGGTCTATTGAGTATAAAGATCAAAAAGAAAGAGATGCCATTATTCGTAAATATTTTAAGATGGCAGAAGAAGTTGAACTTGATGAAGCAAAAATGAGTGCAAGTCAAATTGCTGCTCTGAAAAAAGCATATGAACCAATGCGCGGCAAAAAGATTAGCATGGATTCTGGTAATAAATTAAGTTCAATTATGGACAAAGTTGGTGATGATAAACAAGCACTAATTCAACTTGTCAAAGCAGACATTCCATTTGTTAGTACATCGGCTGTTACCAAACTTATCTCAAAGCATGGTATGAAAGGTGCAGAAATTAACAAATTGAAAGAAGAAGTTGATCTTGATGAGGCGAAGACGGATGCTTATCATAAAACAATGTTAAAAGCACTCGGAAAATCAAGACTTCCTAGAGGACATGGATACACATCAGCCGTGGCAAGTAACGGCGATTTCGTAGTGTATGATGGGGGAAAACGTATTGTCGGTCGTCTAAAGAAAGGCGAACATAGTATCAAAGAAGAAGTTGATCTTGATGAAGCACGCCGTGGACGTCCTCCTAAGAATGCCAATGCTGATGGCGGTATGGAAAATATTCAGATGCAACTCCGCAAGGCTATCAGCATGAATGGCCAAAAAGAAGTTGAATTCAATGATGGTAGCAAGTCAAAGATTTCCCAAGGTATGGCTCGAGCAGTTCTCGGTAAGATTGACAAGATGCGTCAGCCAAAAGATAAGCAGAATGCTTCTCGTTATATTGCAAAGTCACTATCAAACCTCAAAGCGTTTGCTACAGGCAAAGAAAAGGGTATGGATCCAGAGGTTGAGAAGCAGAAGATTCTCAATCTTAAATCTGGTTATGGCAGCAAGATGGAAGAAACTCAGGTAATCGACGAAGCATATAAGGCTGGTATTGTTAATCTTAAAGATGGATCAAAGATCAGAATTGCTTCAGAAGACGCAAAGGCACTTAATGGTCTTTACAAGAAACTTAATGCCTCAAATAAAAAGCAGATGGAGCAGCGCATGATGAAAGACAAAAAGTCTTTCAGTGAGATCATCGCTTTTGCTAAGGAGACAGTAAAATGATTATCAATTTAAAAGGCAATGAAGTAGCGCTGTCTGGCACCGGTAATGGTAATAATTTTTCTGCTGCAACTTGCATCAAGGTAAACGTAACATCAACCGCTGTAATTGAGCTTAGATCAGTTGATAGTGAAGGCGCTCATACACTTATCGGAAACACGACTTTACTTGCTACAAATACGTATTTCATTGAAAAGGATCATACAGATCTAGTTAGACTTGTGAGTGGTACTGCGGTCGGTACGCCTGTTGGCTTCACAATTTCATAAGGAAAGAACAATGAAACTTATCTGCGAAGTAAACGAAGATCTACAATACGTCACAGAAGCTGCTGAAGAAGGCAAAAAGAACTACTTCATCGAAGGTATCTTCATGCAGGGTGATATCAAGAACCGTAATGGTCGGGTGTATCCAGCTCAGGTTATTGCTAAAGAAGTCAATCGCTACAATCGTGAATTTGTAGAAAAGAATAGAGCTTTTGGTGAACTTGGCCACCCAGAAGGCCCAACAATTAATCTTGACCGTGTATCACATATGATTACAGAACTCAAGCAAGATGGCTCAAACTTCACTGGTAAAGCAAAGATCATGGACACCCCAATGGGTAAGGTTGTTAAAAATCTTATGGATGAGGGTGCAACACTTGGTGTTTCATCAAGAGGCATGGGTTCTCTAAAACAGAACAAGCAAGGTATTATGGAAGTACAGAACGACTTTATGCTAGCAACTGCTGGTGATATTGTTGCTGATCCTTCCGCACCAAATGCATTTATGAAAGGTATTATGGAAGGCGTGGATTGGGTTTACGATGTTGCTTCTGGTTCTTGGCAGGCTCAAGAACAAGTCGAGGAGATGGCTAAGGAAGCTAGAGGACTTTCTAAGAGTCAGCTAGAAGAACAGAAGTTCGCTATGTTTAAGAAGTTTTTGAACACTCTAGCGTAAAAACTACGAAATTATAAATAATATAATAATAAAATACCCTCTGAATTAAGGAGATTTCAAATGTCAGAACAAGAACTTGATGTTCAGCTAGATGAGTTCAAAGCCTCAGGCGAAGATTCTATGCTACCTGAACCTACTGCTGTTAAAGCAAAGAAGCGTATGGCTGATAAAGGCGACGCTGGCGAGAAGGGCGGCAAGCTATCTGATGGTGCTACCAGTGAAGGTGGCGACCAGGTTGATGGCGGCAAGTCCATGAAAAAATCGCCTGCTCGTAAAGCCGATAAGTCAATGGGAGAGCACATTGAGAACGTATTCTCAGGTGAAGATCTTTCAGAAGAATTCAAAGAAAAGGCTGCTGTCATTTTCGAGGCAGTGGTTAATGAGCGTGTAACCGATCGTGTTAACGAAGAAGTTGAACGTCTTGAAGAAGACTTCAGCAGCAAGTTCGAAGAGCATGCTGCAACAGTAACAGAAGATCTCGAGAAAAAGCTCGACACCTATCTGGACTATGTCTCAGAAGAGTGGATGAAGCAGAACGAACTCGCAGTTGAGCGCGGCATTCGTTCCGAGGTTACGGAATCATTCATCAACGGACTCAAGGAGCTCTTCAGTGAGCACCGTATCAGTGTTCCTGATGATGAGGTTGATCTAGTTGCCGAAATGGCTGACAAGATCGAAGAACTTGAGAGCAAGCTAAACGAAGAGACAGATAGAGTTCTTTCTCTCCGCAAGGATCTTGACGAAGCAAAGAAGGTAGAAGTGTTTGAGGAGATCTCTGATGATCTAGCAG